TTTCGTTTGTTTCTGTATCTGATGTATCTGAAACTAATTGAACATCTGCTGTAACTGCAGTTGTATGAACATTACAAAGAGTTAATCCTATAACAATAGTTTGTGTGGAACTAGGGCAAGTGTAAAGTGTTAGAGGAGTTCCCGCACTTGCTGGCATTGCCGCATTTGTTTTTACTTTAAAGGTGTTAGCCATTTATTCTCCTTATCCTAAAGCAATACTTAATGCCGCCGCCTGTGGATCTGTTTCTGAAATAGTTCCTGTAACTGACATTGTGCTAGTTATTGCGTTTGATGAAATATTAACTTGAAAAAGTTCTATGTTATCTGACCCATCATTTAGACGTACCTTTAAAACTCCAGATGTGCCATTGTCAACCCAGATTGTCCCAGCAGTAGCAGTTGATGGTGCAGAACTTCCTACATGCATAGAGTTTAAAGCATTTAAACTATTATTAAGGTTTGTTCTAAACGTAGCAAAGCTAGTGTTGTCTAATGTAATCTGTGAAACTTGTGACATATATTCCTTTTAAATTATTTTGTTTAAGATTTCAAGCCATATCCCACTACTTGATAATCAAATGTTTTTGATATTCCCACATTACTACTATTATAAAACCTAATTGTAAAGCCTGTTTTAGATTTACTTGTAATCTGATAATAATCCCCTGTTGCTAATCCTTGAGCCGAAATTCCAATAGATGGTGTTGCATAAAAAGCATTTGTAAAAGTTATAGCTTGTCCAGATGCCGAAGCTACTATATCTTCTCCTGATTCAGTTCTTTTTTCAAAATTTATTTGATATTGCAAAGTGTGAACTTTTGCTCTTACTTTATTATCATCACTTGTTATTTTACATCTAAATTTATAATATCTTCCTTTAATTGTACTTTGTTGAGAAATTTTTTGAAAACTACTTATATTTGCTAAACTCGTATCACTTGCTCCTACTTGTATTTCTGCACCACACTGTATTTCAGGAGATCCATCAAATGGTGCTTTAGCACTTTCGAAAAGTGAGGCTCCTCTACCAGAATCAAATAAGTCATATTCATCATCAGCAGTCATTCCTACTATTGCACCTAAATTTGTATCGTAAACTGCATCTAAAGAAATAGTGTTTGCAAAAGTATAAAATCCAGAAGATTGAACATTACCATTAAAATTAGTAGGATTAGAAGATTGATTTGTTGCTCCTAAATCAAAAACTCCCTCTGCAGATTCAAAATTTCCCTGAGTAGAATCAAATTTTGTAATAGTGTCTAATATTAATACTTTTCTACCTACTGAATCAGTTGATAATCCTACATTTGAATCTCTAGTACCTAAAAAATCTGCCATTATTCACTCACTGTTAAAATATTTTTAAAATTTTGCAATCCAGATATATTAGTTGTAACTATAGAAGCTTCTGCACTACTATTGCCTAGCTTGTCAACTGCTTTTATAAGGAAAGATCCTGTTTGTGCATTAACTACTAAAGAGTTTGATTTTCTTCTTACTACTTTAGCTAAAGGAGAACTACTATTCCAAACTGCACCACTTTGAACATTTTGGTATCTTATCTCGTACCATGAAATGTCGAGATCTTCAACAGGGGTCCATGCCAATTCCATTTGATTAGATCCTACCATAGATACAGAAAGATCATCTACATCAGCTGGTGTATCTGTGGCACCTACCACTACATGAGATCCAGAAGTATAAGATGAATTTACACCGAATGAGTTTATTGCTTTTACTCGAACATTATAGGTTGCTCCATCTACTACGTTTAAAAATTCATGATTTAGTTGAGATCCAACAGATATAATTTTAAAAGTTGATTCTGTACTTTGCTTAGCTTCTACTTGATAATTAGATACAAATGAATCAGGCGAAGCTCCTATTAAAATATTCAATCTAGTTAATACAACTCCATCTGCATATTCGATCATTTCATCAGTTAAAGTTAAACTTGCTGGTGGTTGAATAGCATTTGGATTAGGTAAGTTTGTTGTAGGTGTACTAGATACTTGAGCCTTAGATGCAAAAGTATAATGACTATTTTGATGTTCAATTAAAGTTAATCCTATAGTAAAATCTTCATTAAAAGACATAGAAAGAACTCTAAAATTTTTAGCAGAAAATCCTAATGAACTATGTGTAATTCCTACTATATCGCCAATAGCTAAATCATAAGCATCAAAAGAAACATTTATATTTAGGACTAATGCTTCCCTAGATCTACGCAATATAATTTCTGCCATCTCCTCTGCTTGATAGGGTGATGTGATAGTCTTAAAATCAAACCTACCTTCGAGCAAAAAACCACCATCTGTACTTTTCATAGTTGCATGCTGATCAGCACTAGGCAAACTACTATCATCTAATGGAGGAAACTGAGATTCATCTACCTGAAAATTCCTTTCAGGATTTATAAAACTTACTATAACTCTATTAAATTTATCATTCTTATTAGGAGAAGATAAACTATAACCACCTATTATATCATCTTCTGTTAAAGTAATAGAAGCAGTTCCTGTAGTTTCTATAATTAGTTTATATTTTCCAGAACTATAAGGTAAATATCCTCTGCAACCTTTTATAAGTTCTCTTACATTTTCTATAACTTTTTTAGATGTATCTATAACTGCATTTGTATCAAAAATATTTATAGTGCTTGCTCCAGAATAAGGTGTAACTTGAGTAGCACAAATAACAGAAGCATCATAAAAGCTTTGCAAATCTATATCCGAAATAGCAATACCTTTACCATATCTTTCATTTGTTAAATAATCTAATAAACAAAAAGCTGGATTTGTAGAGAATGCAGCAGTTTGTGCAACTAAACTAGAATTATAACTTACAACTTTTTTACCTTTTATTTTTGCTTGCACTTTCGGAATAGATGAAAACACATCTTGATTCCATTTAAATCGTATTGCTAAATAACATAAACCTCTTAATCTATGGTTTGTCCCCCAGCTAGATAAAGTAGATAAAAGAGTTGATGCAGTTTGATTATCTGTTCCAAAATGTGGCTCTATTCTTATTAAGCTTTCACTATCTTTATAAAAATTACCATCTGAACTATTAACTTCTACTGCTGATCCATCTGATAAAGATGAAGCAAAAGTAACAACCTTATCATCTACTCTTACTTCTTCTATAGAGTTTATTTCTCCCTCTGCCATTACTATGGCCATATATAAGTAGGTATTATCTGTTCCAGATGTTTCTAAAAATACTCTAGTTCCACCTACTAATCTTTCTCCATAAATTACAGGAATAGAAGCATCATTACTTTGTTTATTAATTAAAATACCTTTTTCAAAATCATCAAAATCAGATGTTCCAAAATCAGGCAGATCAGGTGGCTTAGGTGCTAACCATGATATTGCTTTTGATACTATCTTTATTACAGGCTTAAATATTTTTGTTACTGCTCTAAATATCTTTCCGAAAGGCATTATGCTCTACCCCATTTAATATCTTGTACTGTTTGTGAACTAAAATCCATTCCTACATCATTAGAAAAAAATCTTTGTTGTGAAGTGTTATTAGTTTTTCTACCACTTCTTTTTTCAAAATCTGCCCAATGTGAAACTATTTGAAGTTCTACTATACTTTCTGTATCTGATTCTTGAATATTAAACTCATCTATTTGTCCTTTATAGAGCATAAAAGGATCCGAAATTAGAGCATTAGAATCATTTAAAAATCCTCTAAATATAGTAACACTATCATTTATAACATTCTCATTTAATACTGTAGAAATAAAAGTTTGATCTGCTCCTGATAATTGTAAGCTTACACTAGATTTACTAAGTTCAGTTTCTTCTGAAAAATTAGATATACCTAAAATAAAATCACTAGCAGAATAAGTTACAGAAGATCCAGAAACAGAAGATGTTAACGAGAAAGAACAGTCAGTAATATTAACAGGAGTACCGAAACCAATAGTGATAAGGTGTATTGGTCTAATATCATTTGTCGCTAGTTCTGTCTTTACTGCTGATGTTAAGCTTCTCGTCATATAATTCGTATGTTGTTCTTATTGTTCGTTCTGTCCCTTTTAGCATAACAAAACTAAAACTTCCATTAGGAATAGTATTTCCTTTTAAATCATTTCTAGCTTGATCTATTTCGCTTTCATCTACTACTTTTTCTGCAATAAAATCAGCAGTGACCCAATGGGTTATTAAATATTTTGCCATTAAAGAGCTTCTTCGACATCTAATTCAAATTGATATAATAAATTTCCTGAAGCATCTGCACCTACTACTCCAAATTCTTGAATATCGTTAGTAAGATAAACTGTAAAAGGAACATTATCATAGGTAACTGTAGAATTATCACTTAATGCACTAATTAAAGGTGGCTCTATAGTTACAGTTGCCGCATTAGAAGAACTTGTTACATCAGCAACAACCATATAAACTTTTGAGTGTGAGGCAAATTTAATTAAGTCTCCCGCTTTAAATCTGCCAGCACCATCACTTGCAAAGCCATCTAATGCTATCGTTGTATCTCCTACAGAATGTGCACCATTAACTAAAACTGTTCCTGTTTCGTTTCCTCTTGCATCTTCTACTTCTGGAGGGATTATTGTAAAATTTTCTTTTCCTGATCTTTGCTTAACTATAAATGCCATTAGATCTCCATATACATCAGATCTTTTTGCAGTAATAATTTTAGCAGTAAATCCAAATCTTTGGTTATCTATTTGTCTAGCTAATTTCTTTCCAGATTGAGATTTTGAAATAATAGTATTTTGAATAGATCTAATACCCATAGTTTCAAAATTTGCTGAAGATATTGGAAATGCACCTGACATTAAATTAAAGCCTCTCTTCCTCTTTCATTAACTGCACTATTAATAATAGCAGTTATAGTTCCTCTAGATCTTGTAAGTAAATCATCAAATCCAGAAGCATCTACTGTGTTTATATTAAAATTAACATTTACTGCTCCAGCAGTTGTCCCTCTTGCAGATTGAGTTATTTGTCCTGTAGAGTTAGGAATAAACATTTCTGGTCCTCTTTCTCCCACCATTATAGGTTTTCCTTTTGATACTGCACCACCTTTATCAAAGAAACCACCAAAGAAACTAAATGCAGTAGATAATAAATTACCTTTTGATGTAGCTTTAGTTAGAGCAACTTGTTTTTGTTTTTCTCTAGTAATTAATTTTTCTAAAGCTAACTCTACTCCTTTTCTTGCAATAATTTCTATAATTGCACTTAAAACTCTAACTGCTAATTCTTGTGCCATTTTCTTAAAAGTATCTGCTAAATTTTGACCTAGTATAATAGATCTAGCAATACCATCTGACATTTTTTTAATACCTGAGTTTATACTTCTTGCTATAGTTCCACCAATATCAAAAAATTTCTTTTTCATTTCTTCTAATGCAGTTTTGTTAGTATCTGCAAGTGTGTCTCTAAATATTTTAGCTTGTAAAATTATCTTATCTAATAAAGATGATTCTGGAACTGCTTTTTTAATATCAAGTTTCATTCCCTCATGTATTGCTCCACCAGGTATATCAGGAAATTTTCTTTCGCTTTCTAATAAACCTATTTCTCTTAATTTTTCTACTATTCTATTTAATTGTGAAAGTAATATTGCGGCACCACCTATAATTAAATTTTTCTTAGTTGCGGCATTAAATTTCATCATTGCCACTGTAGCAACTCCTATTGCAGTAGCTAAATTATAAAAGAAAGCTACTAACTTAAATGCAATAAGTATTTTTAATGATTCTATTATTAATTTTAAATTATCTTTTAGAAATACTAAAGTTTTAGCAGTAAATTGAATAGCATTACTAAAGCCTGTACCTATTATGTTTGCAAACTCACTAATAGTTTTTTTATTAGCTTCTACTGTCTTTTTTAGATCTCCTAAATTTTTTTGTAATGCACCAAAGAAACCTTTTGAAACTTCAACTTGAAAAATAAAGAAAGCATCTTTTAAGTTAGATATTGTACCGAATAAAGTTCTTGATAAATCATCAATAAGATTTCCAAACTCTCCGCCTGTTCCAAATGCTTTTGATAAACCTTTTATTGATTCTCTAGCATTAATACTTACACCTTCTTTAAAGCCTGCCATAGCTTTAACACCTCTTTCTCTAAAGAGTTCAGCAGAACTTATACCAGCACTAAAAGATCTTTGTATTTGTAAAGATGCTAAAGCAAAATCGCCACCTAGAACTGTAGCAGTATTACCTGTAATTTTTAATAATTCTTCAAAAGATACACCAGCTTCTTCTGCTTGTTTTCTAACTGTAGCTAGAGATGTAATACCTTGTTGTATATTTCTTAATTCGAATGGAGTTCCAGCGGCAAACTTTGTAACTGCCTCTAGTGCTTTTTTACCCTCTTTAGCAGATCCAAATAAAGCATTTAATTGTACTCCTAAGTTTTCAATTTGAATACCAGCATTAATAAAACCTTTAATAACTATACCAGCACCTAAACCTATAAAAGCATTTCTTAAATTAAATACAGAATTTCTAAGATTTTGTAATTTACCTTGTAAAGAATTTAAAGCCTGTCTCGACTTATCTCGTGCTACTATGTCTATATTTAATTTTTGACTTGCCATTATTTAAACTTTCTTGCTTCTGCTAATCTTTGTTCGTTTTTATACTGATCTTGTTCTTTTTTCAAGTAAGCTAACCAAAGATTATAATGGCTAATAGGCATTTTTAAAACTTCTTTTATAGGGAGTTTTAATCTATCTGCGACTACTAATAAGGACTGAATATCAGTGTCGCTATCTACTTTTTTTCAGCTTCCTCGTAAGATGCATCTACTAAGATTTGATTTGCAATAGTGGCAATAACATTTGAATCTGCTTTCTTTCTTAAAGCAAATTTATCTTCTGGTTGGAAAGCTTTTACAAGATCTCCTTTATCATTCTTAACCATTAACTTCATGATTAATAAATCTACTAAAACTGTTAGATCTTGAAAATTATTAGACTTTTTAAAGATTGTATTCTTTTCTTCTAAGGTTAAAGGCTCAGAATAAAAGATAGAAGCTTTACCATGTTCATCTTTCCACTCTTCAACTTCTATAGTTATAGTTTGTAAAGTTTCAAAATGAGTTTTAACTCTATCGATAACTGACATAAATTAATATTAGACAGTACCTCTAGTTAATGTTCCTGTACCTTGAAAAGTCACTGATCTAGTAATTATTGCGTCCATAGCATTTGTAACTGACATTCCTGTAACAATTCCTGTTCCTGTAAAACTTTCATCTCCTGAAGAATTACCTTCTGGTAATAAAATGAAAGAAATAGAACTTCCAGCAGTTAAAGTTTGTTGTGGAGAATCAGTTTCGTCATAGTGCATTTCAAGAGTACCTGAAAATGATGTTCTTCCAGCTACAAATGATTTAGTTGCATCTGTTAAAGCTGTATCTTCAACAACATCTCCTGTTGTTTCTAAA